CTACATACTTGTGGTTGGAGTGGTAATGAGTCTATAATCTCCGAATTAGAAAATACAATCTTTTGGATGTTAAAGTTCAGAGCATATTCTACTGGTGGTCATTACTATTTCAGATTGAATAGAGATTGTGGATATGATTGGGAAGTTGTAAAAAAGGAAAGTTTGTATTAACTTTGTCTTATGGTGTAACGGTAACACAACTGATTTTGGTTCAGTTATTTCAGGTTCGAATCCTGATGAGACATCTGAGTTATTGATGTTCCAAAACATCAAAAAAAGTCGAGTTTTGGAACATGAATAAATTAACAGAGAGTTGCCTGAGTGGTTAAAGGAGCAGATTGCTAATCTGTCATCTCGAAAGGGATGCATTGGTTCGAATCCAATACTCTCTGCTTTAAGTTTATATTGTAAGGTGGTGAAATGTTCTAGAACTTGGCATACACACCCTCCTGTCTCGAGGGCGGGGACAAAGAAATAGATTGATAATATGGGGTAGACCACCAGCTTGCAAGCGTTGTGTTATTAATTGAATCTCCTCGTGAAGGTTCGACTCCTTCCCTTACAGCAACAATGGGATATAGCTCAATTGGTTTAGAGCATTCGTCTGATACGCGAAAGGTTGGTGGTTCGAGTCCACCTATCCCAACATGGAAATTCAGGTAAAAAAGAATATCGGCAACAAAGCCAAATTCAACAAAATTGTAAAAGAGTATAAGGATGCAAGTTCTTATGAAATATGGGAGGGAGTTCGAGATAATTTTATCTTTGGATTTATTGCGGCAACTTTAGTTGTTTTTATTGCAACTAAAACTGATTTGGCGGTTTTAATAGGTTATTTGACTTATTATTTCTTTATGGGTAAAATTGTTAATAGACCCAAATACGTTACTGATTTAGGAAAATTGATTGTGTTCCCAATTCCATCTACATTAGGGGCTTTCACAGGATATAAGCTGTCATATTACTTCATACAGATTTTATCTTAAAAAATTTTTTTAAAAAAAATTTAAAGGATTTGACTAACTCATGAAGATTTTATATATTTATAATTCGTAAATTAAATAAAAAACAAAAAACAAAAAAAAATGAAAAAAATTTTAGTAGTATTCGCAGTCCTTTCTACAATGATTCTTGCATCTTGCGGAGGTAAGGGAGTTCAATCCGAAGGAACAGATTCTGTGGCAGTTGACTCAGTTGCAGTTGACTCAGTTGCAGTTGAAGGTGAAGAAGTTATTGGTGGTGGTTCACCAGGTTCCATCGACGAAGAAAAAAACTCTGAGGTAGAGGCAGTTAAATGATACTGACTTATAAAAAAACCCACCTTTCGGTGGGTTTTTTTATAACATTTTTTTTATTCTTTCTATATTTTCATTTACCTTTTTTCGATTAAGTGGATCTTTCAAAAAGTTCAAAACAAACGGGTCGACCTGTTTTTTATCTGCAACACCTCCGTATCGTTTTTCCGTTCTATTTCCTTGTTTGTCGAATTTATCTTGAAAAATTTTCAATGGTGCTCCTATTAGAGCTGCCATAAATGGATCCCAATATCCAGATTCTGTAGACGCTTTCTTTTTCCCTGAGTCATCCTCTTCTTTTTTTCGTGTTAATATTTCATCGGTTATAGGTATTCTAGACCAGGTGTGGTCGAACATATTAACTTCAACATCCGTATCTGTTCTACCTAATAAATCTCCTGAACTTACTATATCACCGTTTGATAATGAAGGTTTTGATATTCCACAATATTGTAAATATATGGTCTTATTATCATTATTTTCGATTGTTAATTGATTAGAACAACCTCCGAAAAATTTAGAGTTATTGATTTTACCTGAAATTGGAGATTTGATTTTTGGATTATCATCTTTGGGAAGTATAATTCTACCATATCGGTTCGAAGTATTTTTTCCTAAAGATCTGCTTTCGTTGACATTTTCAATACTTTTTATAGAACCTGCGATACGAGCATATTCAGGTGTGGGTTTTGAAGATGATTCAGATCCAGATTTGCTCATTGCATAATTATAAGCATCTTCTGAAGCAGAAGACGAACCCAATTCATACCCACTTAACGTTTGACCATTCGCACATTTGAGACTTCCGTCATCATTTAGGAATTGTCTAACATTACCACTTTCAACACCGATATGCACATGATCGGCGGAACTATCAGGGAAATCCATTATGTATCCTATAAATTGGCCACATTTTATTTCAGATCCCTTTGTCACTGGTGAACCTTCTAAGTGAGTATAATATATGTTTGGTAATCCATCATTGCTCTTAACTGTGAAACTTTGTCCATATAGTTTTTTACCTTCTGTTGCAATAACATCTTTACCGTAATCAGTAAAAGTTTGTGTTACACCATCAGCTAATGCATATACAGGTGTTCCTATTGGGGCCATAAAATCCCAAGCATTACTACTCTGCCAATTAGACCCGCCTGCGTGATATCCATCACCAGGAATTTTAACATTTTTACCACCAAATAACTCATCGCTTTCCGATGAAGATTCATTCAGATTTGAGTTATTTAGTATCAATTCATATAACTCAAATATTCTTTCAATATTTCCATCAATGTTTTCGTTCAAACCTTCAGCACTTTTTACTGAACCAGAAACACGCGCGTATGTAGATTTTGGAGACGATTCAATATCGTTTGTTATCCCTGCGTAATCTGAACCTGATGTGGGTATTGGACCTGTCAAATCGACACCTTCTTTATCTAAGTAGTCCATTGGGTCGACCAATTCTCCATTTTTTCTCAATGTAAAATGTAAATGTGGCCCATCACTTCTACCTCGTCCAATATCGTCCTTTCCTCCACCACTTATTCCTATAACATCACCTTGCCTGACTTGTTGACCTGGAGATACATTAATTTTTTTTATATGACAATATCCTGATTTAAAACCACCTGCGTGGTTAATTTTTATAGTACCACCACAATCGTCGTCTAATATAGATGCGACCTCAACGACCCCGTCGGCGGGGGCTTTAACATTTGCACCATTTGCCGCTAAGTCAACACCAGTGTGTAAAGTTCCCCACCTTGGACCAAACGGAGAATTTACGGATGTATTATCAACAGGGGAAATAAAAGATGCTTCATTAACCGATAATTTATTCCTATTAGATACAACTTCTTTGATAGAATTTTTTGTTAATTTTATCTCTTCGAATAATTTTAAAATATTTTTTTCAATACTCATACTATATAAATATCGAGACAAAAAAAAAGACCGAATTATTCGGTCTTCTTTGTATAAACTAATCTTTTGGGCCCTGTAGTTGTTACATTTTCAGGAATTGCAGTAGATATGGAGTCCATTATACTCAAATTAGATTTAACAGGTTCCTGTTTGGTGACACCATATTTTATAAACTTGTACCAAATTCGTTCATGTATAAAATACTGGATGGGTTTCCATCCCAATTCAATAATACCGAATGCTGCTCCAACTTCGACGGATCCCGTTAGTAACCACATGGTTAAAAATCCTATGCCAGTACTGATGATTCGATAAGTAATTGTTTTGGCTATATGCCTTTTTGAAGAAACTTTCATATTATTAACTATCTATAAAGTTAGTTTTATTTAATTGTTTTATACTAATTTGATTATGTTTCCACATTTTCCATGTCTCAAAATCTTTCAAAGATTCGAGAGTTTTTTCATGTACTAAAACAAACCCTTCGGGAGCAACTCCACCGAATTTACGAACTTCACCTTCTTCATTCAATATTTTTTTAATGTTAACTAGCATGATAAATGTTTTATTATTTTTTGTTTAATACCACTTTGTTTTATCCCCTCCCAATCTCTCGGTGTCCATACGAAGTTTTCCAATCCCCAATCTCTATCGAATGGACCATAAGAGCTATTTGCAACATGAATACCCATGTGAAGGTCATCAATGGCAACCCAATGTGTAACTTCGGGATGCGATTTCAACCAATCTTTAATCTCGAAATGTCTTTCTTGTTCTCGATCATCGGTTCTATTCCAGCCGAAATCGGATGGGATACGATTTTCTTCCAACCAATTTTTGTGATGGAATATTTCGGTTACACCTATTGGTTTTTTGATGATACCTTGAGATGTATAATATTCTCCCAACTCTTCTAACGTCGCATGTAATCTCCAATCGGAACTAACTACGATTTCAGCGTCAGTAGTTTTTAATATTTGATTTAGAACTTTTACCGCTTTTTTATCGAAATTATCAAATCGACATTCAACAGGAATTGATTTTATGTCCATAGATAATTTTTTCCCACCCCACTTATCTTGTTTTTTGTGTCGGGAACCCCAATTACTACTTAAACAGATAACTCCATCGTTATCTAAGAATATGACTTTCATTTCCAAAATATTTGTATTGCGACAATCGTGAACGCAAGAATTAAACTTATAATTGTTTTGAGGTTAAGGTGTTCTTGAAAAAGAACTGAAGATAATATTGTGAATATAACAACACCCAACGCAAACCCCACCAATCTGCTAGGCCAAATCTGACCTCCAAATCCTTGAACGTAAAGATTTACGGATTTGATGTAAAGGTAACTGATAGGGATTCCTGATAGTAGGAGTAACCAAAGGTATTTCTCTGACCAACCATACTTGATTGAACCTTGAAGTTGCATAAAAGACCCAATTTGTCCCAAAGTCATAAACAGGGTGGCAAGTAATATTTTGGCTATATCCATTTTGTAAATATAAAAAAAATCCCCCGAACATTCGAGGGATTTTTAATTTTTAATTGAAATTATATCTTAAACCTAGTTGCATCCTCCACACGTCGGAGACTCCAGCGGTTGGTCGATAAGTACTTGTAACCAAATCGGTACCAAAGTTTCTCATTCTGTGTTGTGCTTTTCCATCTGCGCTTGTAGCTCCACCTTGGGAAGCAGAAGGGATTACAAGAGGTTGGGTTGTATTGAATGTTTGTCCAATACCCCAATCAGAATTTAATAAGTTACCTACGTTAAGAACGTCCACCCTGAATTCCAAAGCGTTTTTCTTTCCTTTGATGTTCGTAAATAGTTGTTGAGCAAATGACATATCTGCCCTGTAAACCATCGGCATGATAACCGCACCTCTTTCAGCGTATTTACCTCTGTTTGCACTTAGGTATTTGTCTTGTTGGATATATGCCTCCCAAGCGTTTGCTTGTTCAGCCGCTGTAAATGTTTTTCCGTTCGCAGTGAACTGTTGGAAATTCATTTGGTCTTTGCTCTTTGGAATAAAGATAAGGTCATTTGATGTTCCACCATCGTTATTCAAGTCACCACCATATACATAACTTGCGTTACCAAGAGTTCTACCTTCCCAAAATACTGAAACTGATGTGTTTCCGAATTTGAAAAAATCTTTGGTATAACTTGCGGTACCGAAAACTCTGTGACCCATGAAGTTAGATGAGAATCCAAGACCAGGATTGTTTGGGTCTTGAGAAATTGGATTACCAAACCAAGTACCTGATGCAATTGAACCTGGATCGACAGTATTTTTGGTTTCACCATAACTGTAAGCTCCTTTAACAAATAATCCATTTGTGAATGGTCTTTCCAATGAGAAAGATGCCACCCAAGAATATCCTACAGCTTGATTTGAAAGAGTTACAGCATTTGGAATCTTGGAGTTGATTCTGTTACTCGAGTTCCATCTATATCTGTTATCCGCGCCAGTGAAGTTGGACTGAGCAACAGGAAGGTTTGCATTGTAATATGCTAAACCATTAACATCAGAACTGTAGATGAATTCACCTGTTGCTATGATTTCCAAAGGTAACTTTTGGTCAATTGCCACGTTTGTTCTCCAAACTTGGGGGAATTTAAAGTTAGATTCAGTTAACGCTAATTCATAGGATGAAGCAGGATTTCCTGATACAGTTGTTGGTTTGTAAGTGTTTGGGTCAGGATTGAATGGTCTTGTTGTTGTGTTATCCAACTGAGCAAAACCTGTCAAAATACCATTATTACCAACTTGGTTCGAAATCCATACATACGCTGGACGACCTGTGAATACACCTGTACCACCTCTGAATTGAGTTTTTTGGTTGTTGAATACATCCCAGTTAAAACCCATTCTTGGTGACCATAAAATGTTTGCTTCAGGAAGTTGGTCTGTTCTGAAGTTTACGAATCTACCATCAGCGTTTCTGAAATTCATAGTTTCAACTTCTGTGTTTCTTAATGCGGTTGCTCCAAAGTACGGAATATCGAATCTTAAACCAGCTGTGAATTTGAGGTTTGGTAATGCTTGATATTCATCTTGAGCGTACAAACCAAAATAATCAACTTCGAGTGGTTGAATTGGTTTTTCTGAACCTGGAATGTTGTTCCATCTTACTTGGAATCTCCTCAAGTTAACGCCAGAAGGAGTTTTGTTTCCTGTTGTCAAGAAGTTGTTAGCATCTTTGTAGAAATCGTCCAAAGAGTTGTAAACATAAACTGATTGAGATCCAGGAAAGAATACGTTTTCAGATTGGTATTTCTCGTATGTACCACCAACAGTCAATGTGTGATTTCCTGCAAAGATTTGTAGGTTGTTCTGAACTTGGAAAGTTTTGTATCTAAGTTCGTTGTTCGGAGTAAATGGTTCAAACCCGAACGAGGTATAAGTCGCTCCGTTGTTCAAGATGTCAACCATAGGAAAAAATTCACCTTTATACCCTCTACTCTCGTCTTGATAGGTGTAACCGACAATTAAATTGTTTGTTACATTGTTTCCAATTCTTGAGTTTAATTCACCAACCACAGAACGGATGTTTTCCATAATACTGTAGTTTGAGTTTTGGAAGTTCAAAGCTTCGGGTCTAAAATTTCTATTACCAAAACCTAATGAAGAAGACCCTGACATCAAAACATCAGTTGAAGAATCCAAATGTGTGTATCTCAAACTAAGTTTGTTTTTGTCGTTTATGTTATAATCAAATTTAATCAAACCTTTGGTCGATAAAGTTTGATTATCATAATCTTGATAAGGACCGGTTTCATAATCAAACTTGTCTTTCAAGAAACCACTCAAAGTGTTCAAATCAGAAGCAAGAACTCTTGTTACGTTTCCTGTGATAGGTTCGTTTCCAGTATTTGCTCTCCAAGTTGTTCCTGGTCTTGATTCCTCATCATCTTCAAATGATGCGAAGAAAAATAGTTTGTTTTTCACGATTGGACCACCAACTCTGAAACCTTGTTGTTTGTAAGTAAAATCACCAGGATTGAATGTGTTTTCACCCGCTTTCGTACCTACGTTGTTATTGTTTCTCCAAAAATAATATGCAGAACCAACAACTTGGTTTGTACCCGATCTTGTAACTGTGTTTACACCAGCACCTGTGAAGTTACCTTGTCTAACGTCATAAGGCGCTACGTTTACTGAAATTTGGTCGATTGCATCCAAAGAAATTGGAGATACACCTGTTCTACCACCAGGGTTCGATCCCGAACCTAACCCGAACGAGTTGTTGAAGTAAGAACCATCGACTGTGATGTTGTTTAATCTTCCATCCTGACCTGCAAAAGATTGTCCGTTGGATTGTGGTGTCAATCTCGTGAAGTCATTGATACTTCTTGAGATTGTTGGAAGTTTGTTCAAGTTTTGGTTAGTAATACCTGTGGAAGCACCAGTTCTTTCTGAACTGAATACAGGATTTTTTTCACCAATTACTACAACTTCGTCAATACCCAACGTCTCTTCCTTCAATTCTACGTTGAGATTTTTGGTTACACCCAAACTCAAAGTAATGTCGGAAGTTTCTTGAGCCGAGTATCCAATGAAGGATACTAATAATGAATAAGGACCACCGACTCTCATGTTTGGAATAAAATAACGTCCCTCGTTATTCGTAACAGTAAAATACTTTGTGCCAGACGGGATGTGGACTGACGAAACAGTTGCACCTGGTAAGGGTTCTCCTGTGTTACTAACGACTCTACCTGATAAACCTGAAGTTGTTACACCTTGGGAAAACGTCAGTCCAAATGACATCAGTAAAACCAAGAATGATAAAACCCCTTTTAATAGATTTTTTTTCATTTGTTTTTGTTTTTTTTAATTTATTTGTTTTGTTTATGTATAAAAAAAAATCCCGAGTATATCAATACACGGGACATATTTTTCCACTGTTAAGACTATAGTTTTCTGTCAGTCTACAATTTTTTCTCATACCTTTATAAGTATAATCGTTTTCAACTAGAAAGTGAATTTATTGAAATTTTTTTTCTTAACAACAACATAACCATTTGATAATTTTGAATTTTAGGTTTTTTTAGACACCGAACGTAATTATTGTTGAAAAAATCAGACAATGACAAAATATTTTATTTTTATGTTACTTTTCCCTTTGAGTGTTTTTTCTCAAGATAAAGTAAAACTTCAGGGTAAAACCAAATCAAATAGTGAAGAAATTTATTTCGCCCATATAACATTCCAAGATAAAGAAGGACAAGTTTTTACAACAATATCCAATGAAAATGCTCAGTATGAGATTGATTTGGTTTCGGGAGAATATCAGGTGAAGGGAACTTACATTGGATACAAAGATTTCGTAACGACCATTACTGTAACCACCGTTACTAACTTGGATATTATTTTTGAGCCGACTGATACGGAGTTAAACGAAGTTTTGGTTCGAGGAACCGCACAAAAAGTCACAGATATTTCGGTAATGAAATCAATTAGAAATAATATTGTTGTATCCGATGGATTATCAATAGAATTCATAAAGAAGACCCCTGATAGAAATTTGGGTGACGCATTGAAACGAGTAAGTGGTGTCACAATTCAGAATGACAAATTTGTTTTGGTTCGAGGACTTGCCGATAGATATAATTCGGCATTATTAAATCAAACACCATTACCCTCCACAGAACCTGATAGACGAGCATTCTCATTTGATATTATCCCAACTTCTTTGATTGATAATATTATGGTTTCCAAATCATTTTCTGCAAACCAACCTGGTGATTGGAGTGGAGGATTGGTTCAAGTATCGACAAAGGAGGTGTCCGACAATTTTTTGGACGTAAGCTTCGGGACGGGAATCGGATCTGTCTCGACTTTCCGAGGCTTCAAACTGGTGGAATCGATCCCATTTCCGTCAACCTTTCCTTCCACCTACAAATTCCGAACGAGCGGTAATGGAGACAAACGTTTATTTACAAAACAAATAGGAAATCCAACTGAAAATGAGTTTCAATCTATACCAAACTTAAATGGTGGAGTTTCATTTGGTTATGTGAAAAACAAATTCAATTCATTATTCAGTTCAACAATTCGAAACACAAATACTCTCAACAGTGTTGAGAGAAAGGATTATCAATCTTCCACGGAACTGGCATATGATTACAATGATAGATTATACACTCAGAGATTGTCCACAAATGGATTATTGAACTTAACTTATTTGGGTAAAAACAAATATAGTTGGAAAACATTGGCAAACTTCCAAAAGGAAAGTTCATATCTAACAAGAGAAGGACAGAACTTTGACAACGTACAAGATGTGTTGAGTAATGCGTCAAACCATATCAATAACGTGGTAATCAACTCACAGGTTGATGGTAATATTGAAACCTTTGATTTCAATTTGGGATATAATTTTATTTTCCGAGAACAACCTGATTATAGAATTAACCCTATCACCAAATCATTAGGTGTAAATGAACCATTCGCAACTGCATGGAGAGACACCTACAGATTTTGGAGTGTTATGGATGAGAATTCATTTAACGCAAACGTGAGAAAGGATTTGGGTAAATTTGAAGTGGGTGGAGGTTATTTGAAAAAGATTCGAGGGTTTAATGCAAGAGTTTTCAGATATCAAACAACAGATTTATTGGATGAAATCACCAACAACACAGATAGATACACCGCCAATTTTGATTTGGGTAATCTTTATACGATGTATGAGAATGAAGTTGGCAAATGGAAAATCAATACAGGTGTAAGAGGTGAATACAACTTGTTTGATGTTGAAACTGCAGATTTCAGTGGTCAAAAGGTGAGTGTGGACAGAACTTATTTGGACATTCTTCCATCATTGAACCTTTCTTATAACTTGGATAAAACAAAATATAGATTTTCCATGAGTAAAACTTTGGCAAGACCAGAGTTCAGAGAAGTAGCAAACTTCGCATATTATGACTTTGTCAGAAACGCACAAATATTAGGAAACTCCAACTTGAAAAAAACTGACATATACAATGTTGATTTGAAATACGAATTGTATCCATCAAATACTGAAAACATTTCCCTTTCATTTTTCGGCAAAAACTTTATCAATCCGATCGAACAAGTTGTTGCTGACGGGTCAGTTCCATCCAACTTACTTTTGACTTATACCAACCCTGAATCCGCTCTTGTATATGGTGTTGAAATGGAAGTGAGAAAAAGAATAAATGGATGGTTTGATTTTTACACAAACGCTTCAGTTATGAATTCTGAAGTTGATGTAAATGGTGTAAAAAGACAATTACAAGGACAATCAAACTATGTTGTTAATTCAGGTGTAAACATCAATAAGAAAAATAATACATTGAACCTAACCTACAATAGAATTGGAGAAAGGATTTCTGCTGTCGGATTTCAGGGCTATCCTGACATATTCGAAAATAGTAGAAATGTTTTGGATATTACTTTCTTACATAAACTTCCAAAGGGAGAATTGAAGTTGGCAATATCAGACATTTTCGCACAACCATCAATAAACTATCAAAAAATAACAAACCGTAATTTAATAAACACAAATAATGAAACAATAATCTCATTATCCTTAAACCTTAATTTATGAAAAAACTATTAGCAATTCTAATTGCATTGGGACTTTACAGTTGTAACACAGAACTTGGAGGAGACGAAGCTCCAATCAATGTTCCACAAACAACAACATTGACAGGAAACATCAATACCACAATAACTTTGACTTCAGACAAAGTTTGGACTCTCAAAGGATATGTTTATGTGACCGATGGAGCAAAACTTATTATTCAACCTGGTACTACCATTGTTTCAGATGTTGCCGAAAAAGGTGCATTATGTATTGAAAGAGGTTCCCAAATAATTGCGGAAGGAACCCCAACCAAACCTATCGTATTTACGTCAGGGAGACCTGAGGGACAACGATCTCCTGGTGATTGGGGTGGTATAGTAATTTTAGGTAGGGCGAAGACAAACCGTTCCTCTGAACCTACAATCGAAGGTGGAATCGGAAGACCTTATGGTGGAACAAATGATTCAGATAATAGTGGAGTTCTGAGATATGTTAGAATCGAATACGCAGGAGTTGCTGCGATGCCGAATTCTGAAATAAATGCATTGACTCTCGGTGCTGTTGGAAATGGAACTATACTTGAAAATATCCAAACCATATATGCAAACGATGATGCATTCGAATTCTTTGGTGGGACCGTAAATGGAAAAAATCTTTACGCATTCGCAACCGCAGATGATGATTTCGACTTTGACTTTGGTTATACAGGAACAATCACTAACGGAGTGGCAAAAAGAGACCCACAATTCGTAGATAGTGGTGACGCTGGAAATGGTGTAGAATGTGATAATGATGGAACAGGATCTGCAGCACAACCTTACACACACCCAAAACTTTTCAATATGATTTTGGTTGGACCAAATACATCTTCAGCATTGGCTAACCATAATTTAGGATTGAGATTTAGAAGATCAACCCAATTCACAATGAAGAATAGCGTAGTTTGGGGTTGGATGAAAGGTGGATTAAGTTTGGAAAGTAATGAAACCGCGCAGTTTGTAAAAGATGGTGTTTCTGTCTTTGAAAATAATTCTGTCGGAACATTCAATCCAACTCTAAATTTCATTAGTAGAGCAACTACCATTCTAACAAGTGAACAATTAAAAACATTATCTTTATCAAAAAGTAATAAGGAAATTGATGTTGTTATACCTGAATTGGCGATGCCAGTGTGGGTAAATGGATGGACAAGGTTTCCATCAAGAGGTAACTGATATTTATAGAAAAAAGATATATGAAAACTATATGTAACTTAATTAACAAAATTACTTTCGGAAAAGTTTGTTTCGGATGGTGTAAAAAATAAAAAAGGGGTCGAATGACCCCTTCTTTATTTGGTGGAGATGGCGAGATTCGAACTCGCGTCTTGCTCATTTTGACAATAAATGCCTACACGTTTAGGTCAAGGTTTTTAATACCTTCCGAAATAGATGGTTCCTATTTTGACATTGTCACCAACAACTGTGTCGAGTTCACTTGTAATAAGGTAGTCCTCTGAACGAGACCTTCGATACGCTTCGGGTGGTATCGACCTTAGAGGGCTTCTGTTCCTAGGTTATATGCCCATTCGACCTGACGTTGTATCTACTTCTTAAGCAGTTACAACAGATGCTTCTCTAGTTAAACCTAAAGCAGACATCTTAGCAAGAGTATTGCCGTTTACTTTCTTCACCATAGATTCAAGTCATAGATGAATTCTGACTACGTGCCACTTATCCCCAACAATGTCAATCAATACCGTTCATCCCCATTGTTATACAAATGTAAGTATAAATATTTCCGAATCCAACAGAATTGATATTTATTTGTGGTATGAATATAGAAACGTTCTCAGCATTAAGAAACTATGCTAAAAGAAAAATAACCAAAGATGAACTTTTATCTTCCGATAAGCTATTCTCTTACATGAGAGAAGACAGAAGTATGCCAGGACAGAGCGTTATTGATATTGAATTTAATAGTCAACAAGATTTTTTAGAGGCGTTGGGAATGCGGGATGATGATATTTGGTTTTATCAAATAATGACTGGGCCTTATTCTGAATATGAATTTTTGGACCACTATTCCGCCATAGAAGATTTCATGGAGGGATATGGTTTTTACTACACTTTGGATGAAGAAAATAAGGAGTTATTGTCTGAAATTTCCAAAGCCATACTCCCTATGAAAGTCAACTTCAAAGATGATGAATACCTAAAGGAGTTATCCGGAAAATTGATGGAAAATTTTGGAAAACAAATAAAATATGTTGTTGAAGATTACGTAGACGAAAAAAATAATGCATTCAAGATATCTCTTGAGAAAGTTATAAATAAAGAAATGGATGAGTATTATGCTGAGTTGGGTATTGATGCATATCATAATGGATTCAGAATAACGGTGGCAGACTTGCTGGCATTATATATTAATGAAAACGCCATTCATTTAGATTTAAAAGAATTATTAGAAAGAGTTTTTGGTAGAAGAGAGTCTCCAGGTGGTTGGCAAGAAGATTATTATGCTTATGAAGACCCTGATGACTTTGATTCTTCAAGCTTCAACAAAACTGCAAACAGGATTTTTAGTGATATTTTGGAAACTATTGAAGAGGAGGGAGAAGAAGAGGGGGCTAGTTTCAAAGATTTTACTGACATGACTTCTAGAATTTTGAAAAAGTTCAGACAAGAAGAATATTACTTTTTACCAAAAGATTCCAAAAAAGAAACAAGGTTCAAAATTGAAGGATTTAAGTTTCCTGAGATGAAAGTGGTGGTAACATTGTCGAAAGGATTAAAGCAAAAAACTATAACAGTGAGTGAACAAAATTTTTACAATTTATTATACCAACCTTCATTGTTTAGTTTGGATGAAATCTAATTTATTCATATCTTTGTAGAATGAAAGATATAAATTTGCTCAAAGAAGTTCTGAGCGTACCCACAAAAACTTACCAAGAACATCGTATGGTTGAATTTTTGGTTAATTGGTTAACCAAAAACAACATAGAACATTATGTTGATGACAAATTGAATATCTATGCGACCAAACAAGAAACAACTTACCTTCCTGAAGATTTTTATTTTCCTTGTGTAATATCACATACTGATACAGTTCACCATATCGATACAATCAACGTCAAAGAAATGATGTTGAAAAATGCTCAAGGCGAATTGAAACCAGCTTTGAAAGCATTTAATGATAACGAGAGACCGACAGGTATTGGCGGAGACGATAAGTGTGGTGTGTTTGCTTGTTTATCTTTACTCAAAGAATTACCAAATATAAAAGCAGCATTCTTTGCTTCAGAAGAAACTGGATGTCATGGTTCAAAAGCCGCCGACCCCAAATTTTTCGAAAATGTTGGATATGGTATTCAGTTCGATGCTCCCGAAAATTGGATGATTACTGAAAAATGTTTCGGACAAATGTTATTTGACAGAGATACCGAGTTCTTCGAAAAAATTGATAAAGTTTTGACTGAAGGAATGATTAAAGAAGAAATGCAATACATGGTTCACCCATATACGGACGTTTATGCTTTGAGAAGTAAATTCGATTTTTCTTGTATTAATTTTTCTATTGGTTACTACGATTACCATAGTCCTGAAGAATATGTAATCATCGAGGACGTATTCAACGGAATAGAAATGGGAAGAAAAATGGTTGAGAAGTTGGGATATAAATTACATTTCAAAAAGTCGGTACCAAGAGGACAGTTTCATCCGTTTTGATTATGGAAATATTCAATATCATCGATCTTTCAGTATTCTACGAAAAAAGGTTTGACGGAGGTGGTACAACTTTTGGATTCAATGCCATTACCAAGTCCGATATTTTAGAAAAAATTCAAGACCGAGGAGACGTATTGGAAATATGTTCAGGACCTGGATTCATAGGTTACACTTTATTGAAATATAATAAGGTAAATAGACTAGTTTTGTCTGATATTAATCCCGAGGTTCGAGATGGGATAGAATCAACAAATCGATTCAATAATCTGAAAGTTGAGTTTATTCAGTCCGATTGTTTTGATTCGATGGAGGACTCTAATAAGTTTGATACTATTGTATCAAACCCCCCACATTTCAAAACTGAAAGGCCAAATGGTTATAGAAGTAGTGAAGAAAAATTAATTTCTTTGGACTATGACATGCAATTTCATAAAAAGTTTTTTGAATCTGCACGTAGGTACCTCAACCCAAATGGGAAAATTGTATTAATTGAAAACTGCGATGGGGTAACCGAAGAAGATATTCGTTTATTGTCGAATCAACATTTTTCAGTTGAGTTGGTTGATTACGATTTTTATGGATGGGAGGGTAAGTCGACTTTTTATACGATAATTTTAAGGTTATTAGATTAAATAAAATCTTCCAACTTATCGATGTGTCTTTGTACTACCGGGTGGTCTTGAATATCAACATATTCACCACCCGATTTTTTTATTTTCTTAATGTCGTTGATAATTTGTTGAATTCCTCCACGAACCATGTTCGACATGGTTGGATATTGCTGAACGTAAAGTGACAACGAAAATAATTTTTTTGCAATATCAATTGGAATCTCCAGTTTGATTACGAGTTTTGCAACCATTTCTTTTGCAAATTTGTCTGCATCCAACTCCATATTCCAGTATTGTTCGTAAAGAGCCTCGAAATCCTCTAAATCAAAATCCGACAGAGGATTCAACATTCTCAAATCTCTAATCTGTTGTTCATGTCTGATTTCGTGGAATATTGTATATAAAAAATCACCGATGGTTTCCATCCCGAATGGAGAACAAATAATAATTTGGTCTCTTGTTCTAACTCCTTTGAATCCTGCATTACATGAATTCAAAAATTTAACATTAAGGTTATTTTCTTGAATATAGTCAACAACAAAATTTTCGATTACATCGACTTTTGATTGTAAATCCTGTGGGAATGAATCTTTGAACTTATCTAACAGTCGGGAAAAATTACTCATAGTAATAAATATAAAAAAAAGGGGATTTCTCCCCTTTTTTGATTTACCGACCTTTCTTGACTACTTTGACTACTTCATCTTCGACTTTAATTACGTAGGTTTTTCCTACAAGGATTTTGTCGGTCAGAACTTCTTCAGATAATAAGTCTTCAACTTTATCCTGAATCGCCCTTTTGAGTGGTCTTGCTCCGTATACCTCGTCATATCCGATTTTTGAGAGGTAATTCAAAAGTGATTCATCGAAAGTAATCTTATACTTCATTTCGTCAAGCCGCTTCATCAACTTCTTGAGTTCGATATCAGTGATTTTCTTGATATCCTCTTGAGATAGAGAATTGAAAACGATGGTGTCATCGATACGATTGATGAATTCAGGTGAAAAGAAATTCTTCATTTCTTTCATCAAGATTTCTTTCTTCGCTTCTTCGTTACTGTAGGTATTATTTGAGAATCCAATACCAGTTCCAAAGTCCTGTAGTTTTTTAACTCCAAGATTCGATGTCAAGATAATCAAGGTGTTCTTGAAGTTAATTTTTCTACCCAAACTATCGGTAACGTGACCATCGTCCAAGATTTGTAATAACACCGTGAATACGTCCTTGTGAGCTTTCTCAACCTCATCAAACAAGATTACAGAGTAAGGTTTGTTCTTAACTTTCTCAGTCAACAACCCACCTTCTTCGTATCCAACATAACCTGGAGGTGCTCCAACCAGTTTGGATACAGTGTGTTTCTCTTGATATTCGGACATATCCACACGGATTAGTGCGTCCTCACTTCCAAACATTTCTTTTGCAAGTTGTTTCGCAAGGTGAGTTTTACCCACACCAGTTGAACCTAAGAAAATGAATGAACCAATCGGACGATTCGGATCTTTGATACCGAGTCGGTTTCTCTTGATAGATTTTGCAACCTTGATAACCGCAGCATCCTGACCAATGACAGTTCCAACAATGTGTTTATCCAAGTTCAACAACGCTTTGGTATCATCGGTAGACATTTTGTTAACAGGGATTTTAGTCATGTTCGAAACCACATCGTAAACGTCGTCAATTCCGACCTTCTGTTTGTCTTTGGTCATTTGTTCCTCGAACTTTTGTTTTTCTTGGTCCAATTTATCCAACAACTTCTTCTCTTTGTCTCGGAGTTGTGCAGCTTGTTCGTAATTCTGTTTCTTAACAACATCCAACTTCTGTTGTTTTAATTCAGCGGCTTTACGCTTCAACTCTTCGATTACTTCAGGAACCTTAAGTTCGGTTTGCATTCTTGCTCCAACTTCATCCAAGATGTCGAATGCTTTGTCAGGGAATTCACGGTCGGTGATATATCTATCGGCCAACTTAACACAAGCTTCAATGACTTCATCGGAATAAGTCACTTTGTGATATGTTTCGTATTTATCCCGAACATTGTTCAAAATTTGGATTGTTTCATCCACTGTCGATGGGTCAACAATAACTTTTTGGAATCTACGCTCCAATGCTCCATCTTTTTCAATGTTTTTTCTGAACTCGTCTAAGGTAGTTGCGCCGATTACTTGTAGTTCACCACGTGCTAATGCTGGTTTGAAAATATTGGAACCATCCATTGAACCCGAGGAATTTCCTGAACCAACCAAAGTATGAATCTCATCAATGAATACGATGATATTTGGATTAGCATGTATCTCTTCGATGATAACTTTCATTCTTTCTTCAAATTGCCCACGATACTTTGTACCTGCAACAACTGAAGTTAGGTCAAGGTTAACCAATCTTTTATCCAAGAGATTACGAGGACAGTCACCATTTACAATTTTCATTGCCAAACCTTCAACAATTGCTGTCTTACCACAACCAGGTTCACCTAAAATAATTGGGTTATTTTTCTTTCTTCGGGAAAGAATTTGAGCTATTCGTAAAATCTCTCTATCTCTTCCAATTACAGGGTCCAATTTACCTGCCTCTGCAAGTTTATTCAAGTCTCGACTAAAATTGTCTAGCACAGGTGTCGAGGAATCTCCTGACTTCTGTTTTTTACTCATCATTTTGTCTTCGTCGTCCATTAAGTCGTTCATACGTTTTTTAGTTTTTACAAAGTAATTACAATTTTTATTCTTATCCAAATGATTTGACAAATTGTCAGTAAATATTTATTTTTATTAAATCTTTTTCTGACATATTGACATAGAATCACTATCGGCATAAATCTTGGAACAAAGATAACAAATAAACTTAAAACAAAAAACTAAAATTATGTTTGGTAATAGAAGATTTTATAATGACATCTTTAGAACATTCGACGAAATGTTCACACAATTAACCCCAAGTAACGGTGAGTGGAAAACTCAAACTAAAGTTTCAGAAGATGGAACAATGAAAATAACCACGTATTACTACGATAACACCAAAACAAATCCAACTTCAAAAAATCTGAAACAACAACTTGAAATCGCAATCGAAAATGAAGATTTTGAAAAAGCTGTTGAACTAAGGGACCAAATTAAGAAATTGGAAACTAACCAAAAGGAAATTGACAAACTTGAAGATGAACTCAAAAAATCAATCGAAGAACAAAACTTCGAAAAATCGATTGAAATTAGAGACCAACTTAGAAAGTTGAAGTAACAAAAAGACCCTCACAGAAATGTGGGGGTTTTTATTTTTGTAGTATCTTATTTACAAAAAGTTTTTATAATATTTATATTTATGAAACCTTTTGAAAAATATCTAACATATTCTTCTCATCTGAGAAATCTCTTGGACATTTATTTGAGATTAAGACAACATTTACAGGAAATGGGATTTAGTGAATCTGAGTTAGACAGTCCCCCAACATACACTTTTAAGATGATGAGTCTACAAGAAAAGTTCAATAATGAATTTAATGAAATTGTTAGATTTCTTCAAAATTACGGATTCGATGTAACAAAAGATGAAGTCTCGGACTTTATCATGCCACAACTACTAAAAATAAACGAATTAACACCACTCAGAGATGGCGATACTGAAAGAAGAGATTCAGGGGACGAAGATTATTAACGAAATAAAATCTTCCAACATTAAAAAAACAGAATACGATACGGAAACAAAAAAACTTGTAGTAGAATTTAATAATGGATTCAAATATGAGTATGAAGATGTTCCTCACCAATCTTACACTAAATTCAGAATGGCGGAGTCACAAGGAAAGTATTTCACCACAGATATATCAAAAGCCTACAAGTATAAGAAGTTATAGTATTTATCTAGATGAATAATTTTCAAAAAATCCTCAATAGTTTTTCAGTGCAAGAAACTCTCAATCCAAAAATTTGGGAGAATCCTGAGAATCCACAAAAAGCAAAGATGGTTCCGAAGGTGAAAAACGCTTTATTGAAGATTGCTGAAAAATTTATCGATTTTCTTGGTGAAGATGTTTTTGTGGAAGATATAGTTTTAACTGGTTCTTTAGCAAATTTCAATTGGTCAGAATATTCAGATTTTGATTTGCACATTCTTGTTGATTTACAACAATTTGAGGATGAAGCCCCTTTATATAAAGAATTATATAATCTCAAAAAACAAGTATTCAACGACAAACACGATATCAAAATATTTGGTTATGATGTCGAGCTATACGCACAAGATAATGAAGAGCCACATTTTGCAACAGGTGTTTATTCAGTAATGAACGACGAATGGGTAACAAAACCTAAACATTTGGAAAACGAAATTGATAAATCAGTTTTGGAAAAGAAAATCAAAAACTGGACTGAAAAAATTGATAAAGTAATAGAATCCGAAAATTCTGAAGATGACATCAAATTAATAGATTCAATCAAAGAAAAATTAAAAAATTATAGAAAATCAGGTTTGGAGAAAGAAGGGGAACTTTCTTATGAAAACTTAGTTTTTAAGTTTCTAAGAAGATCGGGACATATTCAAAAACTGTTTGATATTTCGAATAAAGCTCTCGATAAAGAGCTTTCTATTGAGAGAAAAATAGAAGACTGATACTTACACTGTAATAAATGTAAATAACCATATATTTATAAAGAAAAATTAGATGGGAACTATAGATGTAAATGTACAATATGCATATACCATAAACATATTGGGGGATTTCAGTGGAGGTACCGCTCCTGCAGGTTCAGTCGCCCCACACCCTGTAGCTGTTTCAGGTACAGGAACAACAGTTAACGACTTGAGTGCAATTGCATTAGGGGGATTCCAAGGATTAAACAATTAAAAACAAAAATATATAAATAAATCAAAATATGGCAGATTTAAAACCACTTGGCAGTGAAAAATTAACTGGACAAGATAAATTAAAAAGAATAATGGAAATTGCTCGTTTCAACGAGGTAATACCATCGAAAATTAATGAAACCTCGAAATCTGAGTATTCAATTTCTCTTGCCGATGGAAATAAATATGAAATAGTTAAAGAAAGACAGGGTTATATTATTAAAAAAACCATTTCGGAATCTGAGACTGATTATATTGAACCAATGAAAAATAGAAAATACTATTCTTCATATTCTCAAGCGTTTAAAAGATTAAATTTAGTTGCCGGTGAGTTGAACAGAATCAATGAAAACGAAGAGGGAGTTTCTTTATATGGGGAACAAAAAAAATTTACATTAAAAACTCCGAAACCAGCTGCGGAACCAATGCCATTACCAGCTGAGGAAGTACCTTCAGCTCCACCAGCAGTTCCTTCACCAGCTTTACCTCCTTCGCCAAACGCAGAAATGCCCGTTGGTGATGAATTAGGTATGGGAGATATGGGTATGGCACCTGAGGCGGAAGTTGATATTAGTGCAACAATGGACGTTGAAACTCCTGAAATGGGAGATGAAGAACAAGTTACGTTCAAAACTATCCAAAAACTTACAGGTAAATTAACTCAGAAAATCAGAACTTTAGATGCTGACCAAGGTATGACTTCTGAGGATATTAAGTATGTAATCAACATGGTATTATCATCATTCAATTTGAACGAATTATCTGAAGAGGATAGAGAAGATATACTATCTAAATTTGATAAAGAATCTGAAGATTTGGCTGGTGATGACATGGGTGGATTAGATATGACGGACGATAGTGAGGTTGAAGACATACAATCAGATATGGATGTTCCTGTTGAGGGATATGAAATGGAAGAAAGTGGATATGGAAATGGAGCAATTATCGACAGTATCTTTGGTGAGTCTAAAGTCGACAAAGTAATCTCCAAGTATTTCGAGATGTCTAAAAAAGAACTTCTTGAGAGTAATGAAAAACATTTACAAAAGAAAAAAAACGTAATTTCCCAATCGAAAAAACAGATGGAAGAAGTTATAAGACTTAGTGAAACTGTTGAACAAGAATTATCTGCTAAAAAATTACTGGAAAATAATTCAAACGTAAAAATTGTTGGAGTTACAAATAAAAAAAATTTAGTTTTCGAATTTAAAGGAAACCAAATTAAAATATCACCTGAAGGATTATTGGTATGAGTTATTTGATATACGTAAATGGTTTAGGCCCCAATTATAAGGGAGACAATCTTTACGAATTCATTTTCTCAGATAATCTTGATGTTTGGGGAGATTCTTGGGAAAGTAGACCGGCTAACGGTTATCCGAGTCCTCCTGAATTACATCACATAAAAAAAGTAGGAGTTCTGAGAAATACTGATGTAAAATTGGAATTGATTCAGAACTCCGATTTTTTTTCTATGGAAGATGCAATCGATGACGTGGTAGCATTAGCATGGGAAATAGACGAACATGAAAATCAAAAAAGAATGGTTTTTAGATTTGGAATGTCCGAACAACAAATAAAAGACAAACTCTACGAAAGAGATTTGATATTAGAATTCGAAAAAAAAGTAGTTTATGAAAATTAATAAAAAGGCTATCGAATTAATTGAAAAAGGATTGTCCGCAAAAACTGTAGGTAAATTGACAGAATCTCAAATTAATACCTTACACTCCAAACTTATACATGAAATTACTATGGTGTCTAAAGATGACGAACCAACTATAACTAGTCTAAAAGGTCAGAAAAAACCTTTTGAAGTTTATGAAAAAGACGGAGAAATGAAGGAAACTGAAACTGATGACTTAGATGACAAGAATGCTTTGGGGGCCGATGCCTTACAAAATTTAACAGGACAAAAAGCCCCTCATGACGCAAACGACATGGCACCTGATGGAATGGATGATGATTCTGATGATGACAGAGATATGATGGGTATGAGCGAACAACAAGAAAAAAACCCTTGGGCAATATGCCACGCACAACTCGGACCAAAGAAAACAAAAAAATTCGAAAGATGTGTAAAATCTGTAAAGAAACAGTTGGAAGAAGGAAAAAATCCTGTATCTTTGTTTATTGAATCTCAAATTATGAAAATCGTGGAAAAACACTTACCCCCAAGAATCACAAAGGGTGATTTATTAAGACACCTATCAGAGACATCTCACAACAAAATGAAGAAGGATACTGTAGAAGCCGCAGAACCAACTATTGCTCCGTCTAAACCAATTACAAAACCTGATACAAAACCAAGGACGAGACCATCCCACCCTGGTAAAAATCCATTCCCTGGTGAAAAAGAAGCTCCTAGAGCAGGCAAGGTTTCCCCTGATGAGGCTAAGGATAAAGTAATCGATGTGATATTAAATTTACTAAAAAAGTAATCATGGCTAAGAAATTAAAAGAACAAATAGATTATGGAAATACTCCTGAAAGAATGGACCCTAATCTTGAAAGAAAATTAGGTGATCCTGAAAGTTTATATGCTCAGAACCCTGCCATGAAAAAAGGAGCTGAAGATGTACAGAGGCTAGTAAGCCAAAGATTTCAGAAAGTTGCTGACAAACTGAGGCAAGTTACTGGAATTGAAAATCTTAACTCCAAACAAGTTCAAGGAATGATTTATCAGGAAATGATGAGTAAGCTTCCAAGAATTATGTCAATCGAAGCTCGTCATAAAGACGAATTGATTCAATTGGCAATTGACGCTTGTTTGGAAGAGGGTGAGGTTCCTGAAAACACCTATCAGATTGAAGGATTTTTAGGTGAAAGTATTGACGCTTCAAATTTTAGATATCAGCCCGATGAGGAAGAGGATGAAGAAGATGATGATGAAAAAATGAACATTCCTTCTTTTGATGTCGAAGATTTAACAGACGAAGAGGAATTAGAATTAGAAAAACACAAAAGAAATATAATCAACGCTATCATTCAAGGGGCAGCAAAAAAAGGGCATTACCTTTTTCAGAAACCCGATGTGAAAGCAAGATTAGATGCTATCGATCCATCATTATATCCAAGTTATTTGGGTATAATGGCAATTAACGACTTTATGTATTTCACTATGGAACAGATGATTGAAATGATGAGTCAGACTGGACGAGGGGTCGCTGGTAAAATGTCATTGGAAGATGCTGATGATGAGGGTGGTGAAGGTGGAGATGATGATGCTCCCGACACAAAAATTGTTGCGGAAGGAATGATTTTTCCAATTTTGTGTCACGAGATTATCAAAGGATTGGAAGCGGTTAAGGGTAGATATGGACAATCACAAAATCCAAGTATTAGACAAAAGGTAAAAGGTGCTGTGGATTTGTTATCCAACGAACCGATGCAACTTAGAATAGGACCTGAAATTGTAGAAAAAATCAGACTTGCATTACCTGATGAGATGTTTTCTGAGTCAAATAAGGGATTAATCAATTGGTTCCATATTTCTTTATATCAGTTACCAGCTCAAGAATTTTTACAACTTATGGGAGATGTTATCTCTGCAGATGGCTCCAAAGTCAAAAGAGCGACTTCAAGATTTAGAGAAATTATGAAACAAGCGATTCAACTTAAGGAGGAATATGACGAGTATGTCGCTAGCAAAGAAGAGGAAGAAATGGGGGATTTCTTAGGTAGTTTAGGTCCTAATGAACCTGACGATGACGACGATGACGATTTTCTCGACGATTTCTTAGGTAGTATGAACATATCAAGACCTAAATAATTCAATGTGTGACTAAAGAACAATTAATAATAGAATATACGAAGTGTATGAGGAATACCCCTTATGCACTTCGTACTTATTTACAGACATACGATAACACAGTGTCAAAGTATGTCCCATTAGAACTTTTTCCCGATCAAGTTACTCTACTTGAGGATTACGAAAACCACAACGAAAACATCGCATTAAAATACAGACAAGCAGGGGTAACAACTGTCACTGCCGCTTGGGCGTCAAAAAAACTTGCATTTGCAAGGAAGGAAAAACCTGAAAAAGTCCTTATCATTGCCAACAAGTTGGATACTTCCGTAGAAATGGCTAACAAGATAAGGTCATTTATTGAACAATGGCCTGATTGGGTTGGAATTGGGTTTTCAGTAGAAAAAAACTCTCAAAGACATTTTAAACTCAATAACGGATGTGAGGTCAAAGCGGTGGCAACATCCAAGGACGCCCTCAGAGGATATACACCAACAATTCTTATTTTTGATGAAGCAGCCTTTATTGAGGCAGATGGAGACTTTTGGTCTGCTTGTATGGCCTCACTATCTACTGGTGGTAAAGTTATTGTAGTTTCTACACCGAATGGATACGATCCAATATATTATGAAATATACGACCAGGCATTAAGAGGAATGAATGATTTCAAAATATCTGAAATGTTTTGGTATCGAGACCCTCGTTATACCAAAGATCTATACATGGTGAAGACAAATGATTTGGTTCACTATCTTTTGAATCGAGAAGACTACCCTTTGGACACAATTATTTCCTTAACTAATAATAATCCCTACGAGAGAGACCATACAATTGTGACAGATTATATTTCTCAAGGGTACAAGCCTTGCTCTGCATGGTTTGAGGGAATGGTAAAAAAACTCAAATATGATAGACGTAAAGTCGCACAAGAACTTGAATGCAACTTTTTGGGATCGGGTGACAACGTATTCGATTCAGAGTTAATGCAAAACATATCCAAGAACCAATTGAGACCTCCACAAGCCAAACTTATGGGAAATGCCTTATGGATTTTTAAAGAACCCGTAAATGAGCACAAGTATGTGATGGGAGTTGACGTTTCTCGTGGTGACTCAGAAGATTTTTCATCAATACAAATTATTGATTTTGATGAACGAGAACAAGTATTAGAATATGTTGGGAAAGTTCCTCCAGATGTGTTAGCCGAGATTGCCTATAAATGGGGTACGATGTATAACGCATTTTGTGTTATAGATATTACTGGTGGTATGGGAGTTTCTACAGCAAGAAAAATGCAAGAATTACAATATCAACCAGGGCTTTATGTTGATGGGGTAGACACATCTAATAAATGGAAATGGGATCCAAAAATAAATGATAGAATACCAGGAATTAACTTTAACACAAAAAGAGTTCAAATTATTGCGGCATTTGAAGAGGCTGTTAGGCATGGGTTCAAAATTTATTCTCATAGGACATATAATGAAATGAATACTTTCATTTACATCAACGGAAGACCTGACCATCAAAAAGGGCAACACGATGATTGCATAATGGGACTTTCGATGGCCTTGTACGTTGCTGAAAAATCATTTCAATCATTAACAAAGGTAGTCAACCATACGAAAGCAATGTTGAACTCGTGGGCGTCAGTCGTCAACGAAAATAAAAATACTTCAGATTTTTTCAATCCCATGATACCTCAGATGGGAAGAGATCACCATCTTAATAATAATGGTGCTAGTAAAGCGGATTATCAAAAATATGGTTGGTTATTCGGGGCAAAATGAAAATAGGGGTTGGTGGTTGTTCTCATTCTTTTTATGGTTACGGAAACCCTTGGCATTATTATATGGGTAAAAAATTAAATGCCGAAATAATTAGTAGTTCCTCACGTGGAGGTGGGAACGAAATGAATTTAGAAAAAATTAAATTTATTTTAGATAATCATAAAATTGATTTTTTTGTCTATCAGGTGACAGAGCCGTCAAGAATGGTTGTGGGAGACAATAATTGGGACCCTGGAGAAGGGTTACATAATCCAACTTTTTTTAACGAAGTTAGTTATCATACTTATAACTGTGTTGGAATAACTGAAAAATCTGATATAGAAAAATTTTTTTCAGAAACTTGTGTCCCATCAAAATACAATACTGATTATAAAATTTTTCATACAATGATGAGTATGAATCAATTATGTGATTTTTACGGAATAAAAATTTATTTTTTCAGTTGGTTTGTTGATTTATATAAATTGTCTAAAAAATCAAATTATTCAGACATAATTAATAAACTGCATGTCATGAATGGTTCAGTTAATGAATTTGTTGTTAAAAACAAAATAAACTCTATTCCAGGGGACTGTCATTTTGATTCGGAAGGTCATAGAATTATATATGAACAATTTATACATCCTCAACTACAAGATTTAATCTTCAAAAGAAATAAATTATAATAGATTAATATACATTTTTGTTCATAAAAAAATGGTTAGTTATTTGGTGCTAAATAACTATTTATATTATCAGGGTAAATAGTAAAATTACGTATGGCAGAACAAAATATGACAGTTTGGCAAAGATTGTCACAAACATTTGGACCTAATTCACTTCTCAATCAAGACTATCCGACATTTAAGTTTGATAAAAAGGAACTTCTGCGAACCAAAAGTAGAGAAGAATACGAAAAAGAAAAACTCCAAGCACAACAAACATACTACCTTACAAACCAATGGGCTAAGGTAGAAAACAATCTATATTCTCAAGCAATATACTATGAACCGACAAGATTGTCGGCACAGTATGACTATGAGTCAATGGAGTATACACCTGAAATTTCTGCGGCTTTGGACATTTATGCCGAAGAATCGACAACAACCAACGAGGACGGATTTATTCTACAAATTTATTCTGAATCAAAAAGAATAAAAGGGGTATTAGCTGATTTGTTTAACAATGCTTTAGATGTTAATACCAACCTTCCAATGTGGACACGGAATACCTGTAAATATGGGGACAATTTCGTGTATCTTAAATTAGACCCTGAGAAAGGTATTGTCGGATGTCAACAATTACCAACTATAGAAATCGAAAGACATGAAGTTGGGGCAAGTGGTAAAATATCTGTCGATGTAAAAAATGAAGTTGATAAGGATAAGAAAGCATTACACTTTACTTGGAAGAATAAGAATATGGAATTCCAATCATGGGAAATTGCTCACTTCAGATTATTAGGTGATGATAGAAAACTTCCTTATGGAACGTCTATGTTAGAAAAGGCTAGACGTATTTGGAAACAATTATTACTTTGTGAAGACGCTATGTTGATTTATCGAACATCAAGAGCCCCCGAAAGAAAGTTATTTAAGGTCTTTGTCGGTAACATGAACGATGATGATGTGGAAGCGTATGTACAGCGTGTTGCAAACAAATTCAAAAGAGAACAAGTTGTAGATAGTAAGACAGGAAACGTAGACATGAGATTCAATCAAATGGCAGTTGACCAAGATTTCTTTATTCCTGTTCGTGACCCAGCTGCACCTGACCCAATCACGACTTTACCAGGTGCAACTAACCTATCTGAGATTGCCGATATTGAATATATCCAAAAGAAACTATTAACCGCATTACGAGTACCAAAAGCATTCTTGGGATTTGAAGAAGTTGTTGGTGACGGTAAAAACTTGGCATTACAAGATATTAGATTTGCTCGTACAATTAATAGAATCCAAAAAAGTATGTTAGCAGAACTTAATAAGATTGCTATCGTACATTTATTTTTATTAGGGTTCGAAGATGAATTATCCAATTTTACTCTCGGATTAACAAACCCATCAACTCAGGCAGATTTGTTGAAGATTGATGTTTGGAAAGAAAAAGTGTTATTGTATAAAGATTTGGTTGCCGACCCAGGAAATGGAATACAAGCAACTTCATCTACTTGGGCTAAGAAACACATATTTGGATGGTCTGATGACGAAGTTCGTTTAGACCTACAACAACAAAGAATTGAAAGAGCGGTTGGAGAAGAACTCAAAGCTACTCCAACTGTGATAACTAAAACAGGTTTGTTTGATAATATTGACAAATTGTATGGTAGTCAAACAGGAGCAACTCCGACTGCTGGTGCTGCAACAACTACGGACGGTGGAGAAGAATTAGTGCCTCCACCATCATTAGGTGGAGGTAGTGAAATTCCTGGTGGAGAACCTAATATACCACCACCACCTGGTGGAGAAGTGTCTCCTCCACCGGCAGAAATAACTCCAGAATCAAAACAAAAAGATATGAATATTTTAGTTGAAAATAATTTAATTAAAGGATCTCAAATGATAAATTTAGGTCAAGGGCAAGATTCTTTGGGAGAAATTTCAAAACA